ATTTAGTTTCTGCAGAGAAGCCAACACCAGTACCGCACATAAGAATGTACATGATCTCATCAAAGCTACGGATATGATCAATAGCGATATAAGAACAGTTATAACCAGCGATGTTGTCACGATCAAGGGCATCTCCTGCAGTCATTAAGCAACGCATTGAGGGCATAACTTCAAGGTTCAGAATAGCATTCTTTACCTCATTCTTTTCTTCTAGGCTCATTTGATAACCGTTACGACCAGCTTGCTGATCAAGCCAGTTACAGTAACGGGTCACAGTTTCATCCCAATTCTCACGCCGTCCAAGGTCATCACGGAAACGTGCATATCGAGATTTAGCAATAAAGGCGTTATACAAATCCATATTAGTCCCAATCTACAGTTAGTTCAAGTGTTTCAATTTTCTCTTCAATCAGATCAATGAATCGTTCAACAATGTCTTCTGAAGAGATACCTAGTATATCACAAAGTTCTACTTCATCAAGTGATTTAAGCCTTTCTAGAATTTCTCTTAGCGTCAATGCCACGATCAATCTCCTCTCTGATTAGTTTTTCTACATACAGGGTTGCATCCATCAGTTCTTCTTGGAGATGAGTCAGCCACTGAACCATGTCTAAGTCGTTTCTGTCAAGTGTAGTGCCATACTTCTCGATACCTACTTCACTTCTACGCTTAAACTTAAATCGTACTGAATCTACAATAGTATCAATCATCGGTTGTCCCCTGAACCAGTTAGTGTCCCTCGTGACTGGCGTTTCTGCAGCTTCGTTAGATTCGCTCTGGCTACCTCTTCTAGAGTGAAACCAAAGTCTCCTACAACTGCTGCTAGACACCATAGAATATCTCCCAATTCCTTCTTTACAAGTTCAAGATCAATCTTACCGTCACGAATCTTTTTTGCTACCAAACTATGAAGCTCACCTACTTCACCAGACAGATTATAGAGAGCATATTGCTCGTCTGCTGTGCTTAGGCGGGTCTTCATAGCATCCCACTGATAAATATTCAACTCCATTAAACAGCCTCCGGTACAGTTTCAGTCATCTTTTCTACTTTGGTAGATTTGCTCCAAGATCCGCAATCTTGGCACTGATAGCGTCTTGAACGCCCGCTAATAGTCGTACTGTAGCCTCGGCTTTGCAGATGAGTGCTGCCGCAATGTGGGCAAGAATCGTTACCGTTGTCATAAGTGTTAAGATTAATGCTTCTGCCAAGCCACCCATTAAGGCGATTGTATAGTAGTTCAAGTAGCTGAACATCTTGTTTATTGTATCGCTGCATTGTTTTCCAAGCATTCTTATCTCCATTCATACAATCTACCCAAAGCTGAAACCCTGTGTGCTTTGTCTTCTTACCTAGACCAAGTTCTTGACAGACATAATCTAGTTTGTTGCTAGGGAACTTAAACTGCTTACGAATTACTTTGTAAAGGTCAATTGACTTACTAGGTGCTGGTGGTGGAAGCCCATGCAGGAGGAATTCTTTCTTCAGCGTAGGGAGATCAAATCTATCACCGTTGTAGGTCACGATTGCATCTGCCTCTTCCATCAACTGATACATCTTACCGATTACAGCTTCATGGCAGTCAGTATCAATGCCAGAGTAGATCACCTTCTTATCACCGGCCCACTTAGCTGCCCAACACATGACTCTGCTGCTATCTGTCATCTGATTAATGCCAATGTTCTGCTTAAATAGACCCCAGACATAAGCCTGATTAGGGCTAGTTTCGATATCAAGAAAGAGTAGTTTCATTATAGATCCTTAATCTTTAGTTTAAGAGCTTTTTTGACTTTCTCATCCAAACATTCTAGATAGAACATCTTAGCATCTGCAAAGTTTTCAAAACACTTAAATCCTTCTACATCTTCATCATCTTCCATGTACTTGAAAACCTCTTGTGTTTCTCTAGCAGTTGTTTCTAAGACTACAAACTTATAATTCTTCTCTGACATCTAGTGTACTCCTTTTTAGAAGGTCAATAAAGTAATCTAAGTCCATAACTGCTAGTGGCTTAGAACGGTTTTGTTTAATAACTACAATTGGTTCTGAATCTCCATGAGTGACAGCCTGTTCATAATCTTTATAGACTGCCATCATAGCCCTAGACTTACACTCAATCTGACACTTCAATAGACCATGGGCGAGTTCGCTCAGGACAATGTCTGCACCGTTTGTCCCCATCGGTGCTGAACGGACATCCCTCTCCGTAAGCTGCTCGAAAGATTCTAGCAATTTCTTCGCAACTAGGTTCTGCAGATTCCGTCCCTTTGCTTTTGCACTGCTGGTCTTCATGCTGGTGCTCTCCATTCATCGTCTTCACTCCTGAGTAAATAAAGAAGAGTAGCACTTTCATGCAATTCATCTTTAGTTCTATTACTATTAGTATAACACGAAAGTACAGTTTCGTACAAGTCTTTTTCAGTAAAACATTCTTTTAGAATCTTTTCTGCTTTCACTTTACCGATTCCTTTTACACCTTTAATATTATCTGCCACATCACCAATAAGCATTTGTTTATAAAGGTTTTTTAGCCCTTCAAACTTACCGATGTTATAGAATTCTTTCTTGACATAGTTGTAGTGACTGCCGGGAATCTGATCTAAGTCTTTATCAATATGGGCAATAATGCTATATGGTTCTGCGTAGGCAGCAATACAGACATCATCATCAGCTTCTTTGTTACATGAAACAGACGCATTCCATTTAGTGACAATATGCTCTTTTAGAGCCTGTAGATGCTTTGGACGTTTCATCTCGGCACGATTACCTTTGTAGGGAACAGTCACAGCAATATCGTTTCTGAAGTTAGTCGGACCAGATGTAAAGCATTGATATTCATCACATTTTTCTAAGTCTTGAAAAATTAGCATCTCTAGAGTCTCGTCTAAACGTGCTTTAGCGATGTTTTCATGTTCTTCTTCTGCTGCAAATCCTACCCTGTAGAGTAGCGAATCTGCGTCAATTAGTGCTTTCATACTACTCCTTTATTGGCAGAGCTACTAGGAATCGAACCTAGAATGTCGGCTTAGAAGGCCGATGTTATATCCATTTAACTATAGCCCTGTATTCTTAGTAAGGCTGTGGCTTACAACCTAAATATTCTTGTCCGAGTTCGTCTGTAAGTCTTTGATTTCGTGCATGAAGTTGCTTATTCTCTTGATCTAGAGTAGCAATCATGTCTTTCAATTCTTCAATCTCTAATTGTAGTTTCTGTAGTTCAAGTTCAGTAGTCATAAATGCTCCGGAGATAAAAATGCCAGTTTTTAAACAGAACTGGCAAACTGATGCGTCTTTCTACACTATGGGTGTAGCGACTACTAGGTACTCGCTGCGTCTGTTTATCATTAAGCCGCTTATTCTCCATACTGCTTTGGGGCATAAGAACCCCCGGTGGCCTTTCGGCTCCATGTATCCGGCACAGCATCCGCTTTCCCTTCCACTAGTGCCAACCGCAATGGTCAGCTTCGCAGATCACAATACTTCGTCTTCACCATCTTGATCATCACTACCGTCTTCATAGTGAACCAACGAAGTTACAACAACCTTGCTTGCACCAAGGCCAATACCCTTCTTACCACGGAACTCCCAAGGATATGGTTGAATGATTACATGGCCTTTAGAGCCATTACCAATCACATCCTTGATCTCATTACCGCTGGTATCAACTGCAGGAATCTCATAATTGCTTTTAGCAGTGATGTAGTAACCCTTCTCAGGCTTATCATCACGTTGACGTACTTGAGCACCAACTTCCTTCAGTGCGTTAATTGCTTGCTCTGACAGGTTGCAGATATCAAGCTGATACTTGCCACTCATGTCATTAACTTTTGTGAGATTACACCATTGGAACTCACCAGCAATCTTGATCGGTTTCATTTTAGCGTTAGCCATTTGTTACTCCTTAGTTTAGTGTAGGTTGATTATACATCTGTGAATCAATTTCTTCAACAAGTTCTTCTAAAAGATCTATCAAGTATTCAGGATCATAGTTAGTCTCCCAAGTTAGTGATCCATCTCCATACTCCTTAACTATTATGATACCAATTACTTCTTCTTCTGTCAAGTCTTCATTCATACTTTCTCCTTAGTGACATTCTGCCCAGTTACGTCCAACTTTGTATTCTGCTCCGACAGGGCATCGAAATCCAAGTTCAACTCCTGCCTGTGCCGCACTTGCAACCATGATAGCTCCCACTTGATCTGCGAAAGTTTCGTTGACTTCGATCTGAAGCTCATCATGGACGAACGCAACTTGCTTATACGGCACTTTAGCTTTCCTAAGATTAGCTCTGGCAAGCACCATCCACTTCTTTGCGATAATTGCCCCTGCTGATTGTAGTAGCGTATTAAGAGCTGCGTGGGGTGATCGTATTTGTAAACGTCTACCATCCAATCCCGGAATTGAACCCTTTTCTGCGATTTTTTCAACCTTTTCCTTGAGCCGCTTATACGCAGGAACTGCCTTACAAAAGTTGTCGATAATCTGCTTTCCATCTTTTTCACCTTTGCCAATAATCCTACCTACTTTACCTGCTGATGCGCCATACAGCGTAGCATAGAGGATTGTCTTTGCCAAGTCTCTAGAGTCTACACCAAAAGCGTGTTGATTTCTGGTATGCACATCACCATTTACAACTTCATTGGTGTAGTCAGAGTCATTAAGATAGTGAGCAAAACAACGAAGTTCGATACCAGCAAGATCAGTACCAACCAATACATTTCCTTGATCAACCACCCAACAGGAACGAAACTCTTTCCCATACTCAGCTCTAACCGCTGGAACTTGAGCCATATTAGGGTCGCTGTGAGTGCAACGACCAGTAACAGCACCGATAGTAATAACTTTACCGTGAACTCGTCCATCTCTACCTACTTTCTCTAACCAAGATTCTAACATTGAAGCACGTTTCTGCAGCATCAGATACCGAGCAATGACTTTAGCTTCTGGTATGTTGACTCCTTCAAGAACGGTTTCATCAACGATAACAGACCCTTTCTCAGTGAACTTAGTAGGAGTCCAACCAAGTCCAATAAGTCTTTCAGCGATTTGCTTACGAGATCCGACATTGAATACTTCCACTCGATCCTGTAGAGCCTTGCCTGTCTTTTCTGAAACACGCTTGTGAACGATGTCAGGAAAGACTTCACGCATTCTTCCAACGATTTCATCCATTTCTCCTTTGATAGTGGACAATAACGACATTGCATAGGGTGTGTCGAGTTTGAACCCATTCCTTTCCTGCTCTGCAATGATGGCTTGTACGCTGAACTCCAACTGCAGAGCCTCCTCGGATGTTTTCGTCTTGCTTTGTTCCTGTCTGAGATGTTCATACAGCTTTCCTGTCAGTTCTACGTCACGTTTGCAATAGTGCAGCAGCAGAGACTCTACTGGTTCATCGAATGGCATTGATGTATTAGTTTTCTTATCAACAAATACACCTGTCATCCATGACCAGATAGCAGAATAGTCAATCTTGTTCAGCCCAAGCCTTTCGCCCCAACTGTCTAGGCTGTGACCGTTTTCGATCACCGGATTTAACAGTCGGCTTAGAATCAGCGTATCGAACACTTGACTCAAACGAATCTTCGTATTCCATAAGCGATTCAGAATCGGCGCATCGAAGTTGATGAAGTTGTGACCGATGATTACCTCTGCTTTGCTTAGGTATTCCTTTAACTCTTCCGATGTTTCCTGCCATACCTTCACTTCCTTAGTGTCAAGATCCTGCGTAACTAAGCACCAAATCTTTGATGCTTTGCTGTCAGTTTCGATATCAGCTACGATCCTTGTCATTTGTTTTCCAACAGTTAAAGAATGCTTTCATGTGGTCGATAAAGCGCATTATACGCAGATGTTGTAGTGGTGAGTAGAACTCTCTCAAAAAATCTTTCACAGTACCTCCTCATCATATTCTATCATTCTACCAGTATCTTTGCTATAAAGCAAGGATGCACAGTGTGGACTGGTCATGCCGCTAAAGCGATTCTTCAGCACACTTACACGAGTTGTATTTCGTTCACGCTCGTCATCTGCTTGAGCATTACGCACCAGACCAATAACGATATCTGACAACTGAGCAATAGAGCCAGATCCACGCAACTGAGCCAGACTAGTGGCAGCACCTTCCTCATGGCCTTTGCTCTCTGGCCGCTTCAGATGCGATACTGCAATAAGAGTAACACCAGTTTCCTGCACCAGTGTACGCAACTTAGTCATCAGTTCATCAATGGCTTTACGTTCATCGCCATTAGACTGAGCAGACACAATCATAGAGATATGATCTAGGAAAATGTAGTTACAGTCACAGGCTTTAGCTAAGTACTTGATTCGATTAACAATATTCTCAATGCTGTTAGAGCCAAAGTGATCGAAGAAGTATAGACGATCAGTGCCAAGTGTGGCATTGAAAGCAGCTTCACGCTCACTATCAGACACCAACGTATCAGGCAAATGTAGTGGCTTATCACAGGCTAGAGACATAATAGATAGAGCTGTCTTCCGTACAGATTCTTCCATGAAAAGGCAGCCGATGTTAGCATCAGTAGACTTGATAAGATGCCAAAGAATTTCACGAAGAAACTGACTCTTACCCAAACCGCTGCCAGCACAAACAGTAACGAGTTCAGCAGGGCGCAACCCATAAGTAAGATCATTAACTCCGTTCCAAGGATACAATGCACTAGATTTCTCCACAGGCTTGCACACTTCTTCCCACAGTGTCGAGCCAGCAACAATACCATCCGGTGTATAGACTTCAGCCTTCCACCAGTCCTGAGTAAATTGTGTAACACTACCGTCTTTCAGATAGTCACAAGCATCTTTGTAACCGTTACTGGCCTTAAAGATTTTACACTTTGCACCAAACAGTTCTGCCACTTCTTGAGCAGCTTTCTTGCCCGGTTCATCAGCATCAAAACAGACTACAATAGTCTCAAAGCTGTCCAACCATTCATACTGTGTCTTGCAGTCCTTCAGAGCCGCTGCAGCACCGTTCCTGACACTGACAACAGGATACTTAGATCCAGTCATCTGAAATGCTGCCAGTGCATCTAGTTCACCTTCTACGATAGTGACAAACTTGCCACCGGAGTTGAACTTCTGCTGACCGAACAGCGTAGCCTTTGCCCAAGCACCTTCAACACGAAAGTCCTTGTTCTCTACATTGCGTACCTTTGCTGCAACGATAGTGCCAGTTTCATCAGCATAGGGATAGTAGTGATTCCCTAAATAGTCAGTAACTCCGTAGAACTCCGCCGAACTACTGAGAATTCCACGATCCATGATTGCTTTTACTACACCTTTGATTTGCATACGTTTACGTTTCTCAATTTTATCGACATATTTTGATGATGTGTCGATTCCATCACCATGTTTATACACATTGCACACATGACAATAAGTGTGTCCATCGTCATGCAGTGCATTACCGTCACTACTACCACATTCCTCGCATGGAATATGCTTCAGGAATTTGGACTCGTTCTTCATTCCTATTCCTTATAATGTGCCAATACGTTAATGGCTTCAAGTTCACCCCAAGATAACTGAAAGCTCCTGTCTTGGATAGTGACATCTAAACCCTCACCATTATGCCATTCACATACCTCAATGAAGTCATGTTCTTTAGCCAAATGACAATACTTTGTTAGATTATCCATATTTGCTTTGCGGGTATATGTTTGCATTACAGCTCCTTGATAGTCTCATACCACTCATTAAACTCTGATGGTGCAGAGTAGAATTCAATCACTGTTAGTAGTGCATCAGACAGCATATCATAATCTGGTTCCTTCTTCCAGTTGGTAGCATGGTCAATGTAGCATTGTTTTAAGTCATTGACAACCCACATCTGCATTTGATCTGGATCTACTTCAATCATAATCTTAGTCATTTTGATTCCTTTAGAGTATCACTTTCACCACAGCAGGGACATTTCTTGTTACTTGTACCAACCTTGATAAAACATCGAGTGCAATAGTATATCTCAAATACTGGTGATTCTGGTACTTCAAAAGATACTTTGTCAAAGTTCTCAGAGTATTCTTTAGATCTCTTTCCTGACTTCCAATTCTCAGCTACCACGATTCTTCTCCCTATCAGCGGCAATGACGGCACGACACCTATCAATCATTCCAAAGTTACGATTCCAAATGTCAACAATCTCATCATCCGTCAGGTCTTTTGTACGAACATGGGTGGCATAGAGTTTTGTTCCAGCAGGAAGTCCCGGCTTAATAATTGACCAGTTACTCGGCGTGTCTGTGTTATGCACTTCTGCCACCGGCTCCTGCTCTGCTTTCTCCCAACACTCAACACAATATAAAGCCCAACCGTCAGCAGCTTTCTTTGCGCACCCACCACACAATCCGCTAGAAATAGTTTCTTGCTCGGCTAACGCTTCTCGCAGGTCGGCGATGGCCGCTGGAAACTTTGGTCGATAGATTTTGGCGTGAGTGCCATTGTTCCAGTCTGTGCCGTGCTGGATACCTTCAGTAGTTTCCAGTAGCTGTCGTGCGGCTTGTTCTAGTTTGCTAGTCATTATACTCACCTTCTTCTTTCCAGTAGTCACAGTCATCATTGTAATTCTGTTGATATTGACTGTCAAGGAATTCCTCTACATCTTTGTTGGCTTTGTGAGCAGCCCAAGCCTCGTACAGGTCAGGGCAATGCTTCTCCAATTCATCAAAGACACGATCACCATACATATCGACAATAC